ACTAATGACGCATGGTGGTCTCCAGGTGGTTATACTCGTGGACAAATTAAGAATGTTGTTCGCCTTGCTTACAACCCAGATTCAACTAATCGCGATACATTATATCAAGCAAACGTAAACCCAGTTGTTTCCTTCCCAGGAAATGGTGTTGTTCTCTACGGAGACAAAACTATGCAGACTAAACCAAGCGCATTTGATCGTATCAATGTTCGTCGCTTGTTTATCGTTCTTGAGAAAGCAATTGCTATCGCTGCTAAGTATCAACTGTTTGAATTCAACGACAGCTTTACCCAAGCTCAATTCACTAACATGGTTCAACCATTCTTGCGTGATGTTCAGGGTCGTCGTGGTATTACTGACTTCGTTGTTGTATGTAACTCAAGCAACAATACAGCTCAAGTAGTTGACTCGAATCAGTTCGTTGCCGATATCTACATTAAGCCAGCTCGTTCTATTAACTTTATTCAACTTAACTTCATTGCTGCTAGCACTTCTGCTAACTTCACTGAAATTGGTGGTTAATTAAAGATAAATAGATAAACTAAGGAGATAATCAAATGGCAAATATTGCTGATTTTAAAGCCCAATTAACTGGTGGTGGCGCACGCCCAAACCAGTTTATGGTTAATTTACAATTCCCTGGATTCGTAACTCTTGGTGCTCTTGCTGGTCTACAAGGTCAATTCTTGTGTAAAGCAACAACTTTACCAGCTTCAACTTTAGAAAACATCGCGATGCAGTACCGTGGTCGTGCTGTTAATTTTGCTGGCGAGCGTACCTTCGAACAGTGGACTGTTACTATTTACAACGACACTTCTTTCAATATCAGAAATGCTTTTGAAATTTGGTCAGATGGTATTCAAAATAATTCGACTACTTTAGGTCGTACTAATCCAAGAGATTACCAAGTTGATATGTCTGTAAATCAGTTAGATCGTTCAGGTGCTTTTGTTAAGACTTACAATTTCACTGATGCATATCCAATTAGCATTGGTGCTATTGGTTTGGATTATGAAACAACCAATCAAATCGAAACTTTCGATGTGACATTCCAATACAATTACTGGACTTCCAATACTACAACTGGTGGATCTGCTGTTAGCGTTACTGCTGCAGTTAATACACCAATTGGAACATTCCCAATCTAATCCATCTGGGTTAGATTTTTTACTTGAGGTTATATAATGGCTGAGTTATTCGGTTTTGAGATTAAACGCAAAAAGGAGAGGGAATTACCTTCAGTGGTAATCCCTACTCCAGATGATGGTTCTACTGTAACCACATCTGTCAACGCAGGAGCATATTATTCTCTTGTTGTTGACATGGAAGGTATTGTTAAAAACGAAAACGACCTTATCCGTCGTTATCGTGAAGTCGCTCAATATGCCGATTGCGATACTGCGATCGATGATATTGTTAATGAAGCGATTGTTGTTGAAGAAGATGTAGAAGCTGTAAAAATTATTGCTGATGACATTAAAGTTTCTGATAGTATCAAGAAAAAGATACGAGAAGAATTTGAAAATGTTATGATGTTATTAAGATTTCCTGATAAAGGACATGACCTTTTCAGACAGTGGTATATTGATGGAAGAATTTACTTCCACATTCTTATTGACGAGAAAGATCCGAAACAAGGTATTCAAGAATTAAGACCTATCGATCCAAGAAAAATTCGTCGCATTAAGAATATTAGAAAAGATAAAGATGGTAAAGGTGTTGAAGTTGTAGTTGGTATTGAAGAATACTACATCTATAATGACAAAGGAATTACAGAACAAACAACACAGGGTATCCGTTTAACTGTTGACTCTGTGTTATATTGCGGTTCTGGTATGGTTGATGCTAACACTGGAATGATGTTATCTTATTTGCATAAAGCAATTAAGCCAGTCAATCAACTTAAGATGATCGAAGATGCTGTAGTTATTTACCGTATCTCTCGTGCTCCAGAGCGTAGAATATTTTATGTTGATGTGGGTAATCTGCCAAAGATTAAAGCAGAACAATATGTTAATGATTTAATGAATCGTTATCGTAATAAAGTTACATACGATGCTAACACTGGCGAAGTCCGTGACGATCGTAAGTTTCTTTCGATGCTTGAAGACTTTTGGATGCCTCGTCGCGAAGGTGGTAAGGGAACAGAAATTACTACACTTCCAGGTGGTCAAAACCTTGGTGAAATCCAAGACATCCAATACTTCCAAGAGAAATTATATCAGGCGCTTAATGTGCCAACAAGCAGACTCAAATCTGGCGATGGTTTCCAGTTAGGTCGTGCTTCTGAAATTAGTCGCGATGAATTGAAATTTACAAAGTTTATCTCTAGATTGCGTAAGCGTTTTACTGCTCTCTTTAATGACGCTTTAAAAGTTCAATTGATTGCTAAAGGTATTATTCGTGAAGACGAGTGGTCAGATATCAAGAAAGATCTGCGCTACGACTTTATGAAAGACAACGACTTTGCTGAGTTGAAAGATGCTGAGATTCTTGCTAATAGAATTCAGGCATTACAACAAATTGAGCCATATATTGGTAAGTTTTATTCAACCGATTGGGTTAAGAAAAATGTTCTGCGTTTATCTGAAGACCAAATCGAAGATATGGATACACAAATCAAGAAAGATGGAGATTACCAATTAAGTAATGCTCAAATGCAAGGTCAAATGGCTGGTATCCAACAAGTTGCTACCAACCAAGAACTTGATAAAGCTGGATTCCTAGATACTGGCGAAGACAAAACAGGAGATAAGAAATGAGTACTCGCGATTTAATTGATGCAATTTACAGCGGAGATGCTACTAGCATTGAAGCAGCGTTTAACCAAACAATGGCTGTTAAAGTATCTGAGAAGTTAGACGATATGCGTTCTAATGTTTCTCAGAACATGTTCGCTTCTCAAGAAGAAGTTGTTGAAGAAGAAAAAGAGTCAAAGGTAAAACCTATGGGAACTCATCCAGGAAACGAGAAAGACGAATTGGATGACGAGAAGTTAATTAAGAAAATGGTTAAGAAGTCTGCTCTTAAAAATGAAGAAGTAGAAAACCTTGACGAAAAGAATTGGATCGCTGGCGCTATCAAACATCCAGGAGCAGAAACTGCAGCAGCTAAAAAAGCTGGTGAGTCTACTCATGAATATGCTGAGAAGCATAAACACGCTACAGGTACTGCAGGAAAGCGTGCTCGTTTGGCATTAACATTGGCTAAATTAAACAAGAAAAAGTAATGACTAAAAGTTATAACTCGTTCCGCAAGCAAGTCCTATCTAATAATGGACTTTCTGCATCATTCACAGTTTATAACTACTATGTTGATATTTCTGAAGAGTTAGATATTTTCGTTGATGGCGACCATGTTGAATATGAAGCGAAGACATTGGAAGAAGCAAGCAATTACGCAAAATCATATATTGAAAACATTAAGTTATTAGAGAATATTGAAACGACAATACCTGAAGAAAAAGTAGCTAGTTATATTAGACAATATCACGATATCGATAAAATTACAGATACCCTTATAGAATCATATATTGAGCTTGCTTCTTCCAATGTTTTTACTATTGATCCAGTTGTTACTGCGATTAAAGAATCTAAGTTGTCAGAATTTTCTGGTAAGTTAGAATACGAATTAGAAGATGGTTCTGTTGTTGCGATTGACGAGTCTACGCAAGAATCGCTAAATATATTATTGAAAGAACACAACGAAGTTGTTGAATATATGCGCGAAAGCAAAGACAACTTTATGAAAATAATAAAAGAACTCGGGGAATAAAATGGCTGTCTTATTTACAACTGTTAAGAATACAAACCAAGAAACAATTATCCACTTCGATACAGTGGCAGCTGAATCTGGTACTATTGCTTTGAACACTCTTGGTTGTTCTACACAAGCATTGACATCTGGTGGAACTCCTACTGTTAATATCGTTAAATTTTTCTCAACTGGAGAACTTGGTGCTGGATTAAGAATTGTTCGTAACAGTAAAAATATTATTGCTTGCGCTCCAGAAAATGCTCCAATGTTGGATTTAAATTCAAATGGATTTTCTGACCACACAAATAATACTTACGATATTGTTGTAACAAATGATGTTGCGAAACCAGTAACTGGTTATCTGGTTCTTCGTAAAGTGTCTGGTTGGGATACAACTGTTGAAAATGCTACTTATGGTGCATACGATGACCCAACTGTAGTTGGTCCAGATAGCAATTCTGGCGCACCAACTGGAACTGGTAGCAATAACGCAGGAGGAGCATTCAGATAATGAAACTAATTAGAGAAGATGTTCACGATACTAAGTTTATCGTAGAAGAAAAAGAAGGAAAGAAGACTCTCTTTATTGAGGGAGTTTTCTTACAATCAGAACTCGTAAATCGTAACAACCGCATGTATAAAGAAGATATTATGGATCGCGAAGTTGGTCGTTACTTGAAAGAGTGCGTTGATAATAATCGTGCCTATGGCGAACTTGGTCATCCAGAAAACCCATCTATTAACTTAGATCGTGTTTCTCATATGATTACTTCTTTACGCAAAGAAGGCACAAATTGGATTGGAAAAGCAAAGATTCTAGAAACACCTATGGGTAACATTGCTCGTGGTTTGTTAGAGGGTGGTGCAAATCTTGGCGTTTCAAGTAGAGCAATGGGATCCCTTCAGGAAAACTCTGATGGCGTTCAGGTTGTTCAAGATGACTTTATGTTGTCTACAGCTGCGGATATCGTAGCTGACCCATCTGCCCCAGACGCATTCGTGCGTGGAATTATGGAAGGCAAAGAATGGGTTTTTGTTGATGGAAAGTTTGTGGAAAAACATATCGAAGAAACAAAACGAGCAATTAAAAAGGTTTCTTCAAGACAATTAGCCGAAACTCAAATTAGAGAGTTTCAAAATTTCCTGAGTAAAATCAGGTAATTTATAAATAATTACATAGAACTTATCCAGTTACAGGAGATAACAAGATGTCAATCGAACAAAAAATCGCTGAAATCCTTGCTGAATCAAAAGCAAAGAAAACAGCACTTTCCGAAGAAGTAAAAGAAATGGGTGCTGAACATGGCGCTAACAATAAAGTTAGAGAGCATGAGTCAGGAAAAGAAGAAAGCCATTTAAAAGGTTTTACTGATGGTCACACTAAAGTTGATGGTATGAATCCTGACAACAAGCGTAATTCTGCTGAAGAGCAAGAAGAAGGCGAAGAAGGAACTAAAGACCACAGCCGTGACAATCCAGCAAACAAACATGCTGAAGCAGCTGAGAAGAGCCACTTAGATGGTTTCGCTGACAAACATGAAGTTCACCATACTACTCCATTCAAGTATGATGATCATATCAATGCTTTGACTAAAGGCGAAAACCTCCCAGAAGGTTTCAAAGAAAAAGCAGCTACAATTTTTGAAGCAGCAGTTATGTCTCGTATTACTGAAGAAACTGCTCGTTTAGAAGAATCTTATGCAGCTCGTCTGCAAGAAGAAGTTGAAAGTATCAAAGAGGGTCTTGTTGAAAAAGTTGATGGATATCTCGGCTATATTGTCGAGCAGTGGGTGCAAGAGAATGAGTTAGCCCTTGAATCTGGTATGAAGTCTGAAATCATGGAGAGCTTTATTGAAGGTATGAAGTCTGTATTTGCTGAACACTATATCGAAGTTCCAGAAGAGAAGTTTGATGTATTGGCAGATTTACAAGAACAATTATCTGAAGTAGCAGCTAAACTTGATGAACAATTAGAAGCAAATGTTGAATTGACTAAAGTTGTTAATGAACAGAAGCGTGTTACAGCTATCGCTGAAACTGCTGATGGATTAACTGATACTGAAGTTGAAAAATTCGCTGCTCTTGCTGAAGAGTTGAGCTACGAAGATTTAGATACATATGCTACAAAATTACAGACTATCCGTGAAAATTATTTTGGTAAATCAAAAGCAGCTGTTTCCACTGTGAAATCTGCTGTTACTGATACACCTGTTGAGCAACTAACTGAGGCAGCACCTATCGATCCTTCTGTTAAGAAGTATCTTGATGTCCTCGACAAATTTAAACAATAAAAAGGAAATAAAAATGTCTACTCAAGACCGTCAAGCCCTATTAAAGAAATGGGCACCAATCCTTGAACATAGCGCAATGCCATCAATCAAGGATAACTATCGTAAAGAAGTTACTGCTGTTCTTTTGGAAAACCAAGAACGCGAAGGCGCAAAGCAAGCAGAAGCATTGTTCGAAACTATCGCTGCTAACAATGGCGGAACTGGTGTCGCATTAGGCGGATCTGGTTCTTCTACTGGTACTGTTGCTGGTTACGATCCAGTGTTGATCAGCTTGGTTCGCCGTGCTGCTCCACAAATGATCGCTTATGATGTTTGCGGTGTACAACCAATGACTCAACCAACTGGCTTGATCTTCGCTATGAAGTCACGCTACTCTGCTCAAAACGGTACTGAAGCATTGTTCAACGAAGCTGATACTGGCTTTGCTGGAACTGGTTCTGCTGCTGGTCATAACCCTGTTTCTGGTAGCTATACTACTGGTACTGGTATGACTACTGCTACTGCTGAAGATTTAGGTGATTCAGGTGGTTCTACTTTCAATCAAATGGCTTTCTCTATCGAGAAAACTTCTGTAACTGCACAAACTCGTGCATTGAAAGCAGAATACACTGTTGAATTAGCACAAGACTTGAAATCAGTTCATGGTCTTGACGCTGAAGGTGAATTGTCTAACATTCTTTCAACAGAAATCCTTGCTGAAATCAACCGTGAAGTTATCCGTACTATCTACAATGTAGCTAAGACTGGTGCTCAAGTTGGTACTGCTACTGCTGGTACTTTTGACCTTGATGTTGATTCAAATGGTCGTTGGTCTGTTGAGAAATTCAAAGGACTCTTGTTCCAAATCGAACGCGAAGCTAATGCGATCGCTCAACAAACTCGTCGTGGTAAAGGTAATTTCATCATCTGTTCTTCAGATGTTGCTTCTGCTTTGGCTATGGCTGGTGTTCTTGACTATGCTCCAGCATTGTCTACTAACTTAAATGTTGACGAAGCTAGCACTACTTTTGCTGGTGTATTGAATGGTCGTTACAAAGTTTATGTTGACCCATTCTCTGCTAACCAATCAGCTACTCAGTTCTTTACTGTTGGCTACAAAGGTACTTCTGCTTTTGACGCTGGTATTTTCTACTGCCCATATGTTCCATTACAATTGGTTCGTGCAGTTGATCCAAATACTTTCCAACCAAAGATTGGTTTCAAGACTCGTTACGGTTTAGTATCTAACCCATTCGTTCAGTTGGACGGCAACAACACTAACCTACAATCAGGTACTAACTACTACTACCGTAAGGTAGCTGTTACTAACTTGATGTAATCTTGAATTCGGCTTGGTTATGAATTAAGCCGACATTAAGAAGCGGTGTTTAAGGGAGACAGAAATGTCTCCCTTTTTTTTCATATAAATAAGTGTATGAGCATAACACTAACAAACCCAACAAATACAAATCCACTCTCACCGAATGGGTTTAAATTCAATATCGCTTCGCTGCCAGAAGTAGAATTTTTCTGTCAGCAAGTTCAGATTCCAGGCATTACATTTGGCGATCCAGTATTGGCTAACCCATTTGCTAATATGCCAATTCCAGGCGACCATTTAACATACGATTTGTTAAAGGTTCGTTTCCTTGTTGATGAAAACATGGACAACTATATTGCTGTATATAACTGGTTAATTGGTTTGGGATTCCCACAAAGTTATCAGCAGTATATTGATTATATTTCTGCTTCACAGGCAAGTGTTATTGGCAATTTGTCTTCCAATTATTCTGTTGGAACTATGCAAATATTAAACAACACAAACAATCCTGTAAAGACAATTACTTTTAATGATTTGTTTCCAATTTCTCTTGAGTCGTTGGACTTTGAATCTACTAACACCGATGTGCCTTATTTGCAAGGCGAAGCAACATTCCGTTTCTCCTACTATACTTTTGCAGCTCCATAACTTGCTATAAATTTGCTTTTGTAGTATAATTATAGTATATAACTGGAGAATTTATTATGAACCTTGAAGAATTGCAAAGATCGTGGGCTGCAGACTGTGTTATTGATGACAATCATTTAGATCAAGAATCCGTCAACACAGCAAAACTCCACTCAAAATATTTAAACGAACTCATTCGATTCAAGTTACAACTTGCTAAAATGAAGTCTGACTACAACACACTCCGCCAAGACAAATTCCGCTATTATCGTGGCGAATTAACTCGTGAAGAATTACATGACTTGGGTTGGTCACAATGGCAAGGTATCAAACCACTCAAGAATGAAATGGAAGAGTTTCTTGGTGGTGATGAAGATCTAAATCACGCAGAGATTAAAGCAAACTACATTCAATGTATAGTTGATTTTCTCGAATCCGTAATGAATCAAATTAAAGCTCGCGACTGGCAAATTCGCAACAGTATCGAGTGGAAGAAATTTATAAGTGGCGCATGATAACAGTAGAAAAAATTGACGAAGTTCATCTAAGAATCTATGCTGACGATCCGTCGCTAGAACAAGAACTATCAGACTTCTTTACCTTTGAATATCCAGGAGCAAGGTTTACTCCGCAGTATCGTGCTCGTCTTTGGGATGGTAAAGTAAGGTTATATGATATCATTCGTAAAACATTATATGTTGGACTAGTCAATTATGTAATTGAGTTCTGTGATAGAAACGATTACGCA